GAAGTTCGGGCGGCTGGGGGGTGCTGAGTAGGGCGCGAGCGCGGGCGCGAAGTTCGTCGAAGGTGCGGGCTTTTTGGCTGTCGCTGGTTTGGCCGCTGATCCTTGTGGCGCCGCCGCTGGAGATTTGTTTGACGTTGTAAACGGCGGTGAGGGCCATGGCGGCGGCGCCGAGGTCTTTGGCGGCTTTGGCTTTGTCGAGAAGGGTTTCGATTTTGTCGAGGGTGTCGGCGGTGAGGAGACTGGAGCGGCGGCGGATGATTTCGTCTATTTCGCCGGGCTTGAACTCGGTGGTGTCGTTGAAGAGGGCGATGATGCTGTTGCGGGAGATGCCGGGGAGCTGGCGGGCGGCGCGGTGCTGATCGACTAGCTCGGTGATTTGGGTTTTATTAGTGATGCCGAGCTGGCGGACGAGGTGGAGGGCGAATGCGTGGCTCTCGGGGTCACGGTCGCGCCAGCGCTCGGTTGTGTGCTCGCGCCACTCATGGGCGGGCGGTGTGGGCACTTCAAGGCCAAGCGGGGTGATGATGGTGGCTGGGGTGGTGCTCATGCGGTGCGGGCAAGGGGCTGGGACTGTGAGGATGGGACGTGAAAGGGAAGGATGTTTGACGCTGCTGGCAGAGCATCAAGCGGGCTGGTGATGGTGGCGGCGAACTGGGGGACGCAGTGAAGATAGACCTGGGTGGTTTCGACGCTGTTATGGCCGAGGAGTTCCTGCACTTGGGTGATGCTGGCACCACTGGCGAGGAGATTGGTGGCAAAGCTGTGCCGGAGGGTGTGGGCGGTGACTCGTTTGTGCAGTCCGGCTTTGCGGGTGGCAAGTTTGAGGGCTTTGCCGAGCGTGTCTTCGTGGACGTGATGGCGGCGGTGGATGCCGGTGCGGGGATCGGTGCTGTGGCTGGCGGCTGGCCATAGCCAAAACCATGCCCACTCGCGGCCGGCATTGGGAAACTTGCGCTCGAGGCCATCGGGGAGGTAGATGGGCGGGGCGCTGGCGGCGCGGTCGCCATCATAGAGGACGCGGATGCGGTTGAGATGGGCGTGAAGCCGATGCATGAGGCTGCGGGGTAGGACGGTGATGCGGTCTTTGTCACCCTTGCCGCCTCTGACGGTGACGAGATGGGCATCAAGGTCGATGTCTTTGATGCGGAGGGCGAGCAGCTCGGCCACGCGCAGGCCCGAGCCATAAGCGAGTTCGGCCATCATGCGGGTGCCGGGCGGCATTTGATCAAGCAGGCGCTGCATTTCCTGCGGTGATAGCCAGGTGGGCAGGCGGGCGGGGCGTTTGGCCCGTGCCCATTTGCCAAGGTCACCCAAGGGTTCTTTGATGACATCGCGATACAGGAAGACGATGGCGTTCAGGGCTTGGTTTTGGGTGCTTGCGGAGGTGCGCGGGGCGAGCTTTTCGAGGTAGGTGCGCACGCGCTCGTCGCGGCTGAGTTCCGGACAGGTGCGGACGTGCGCGGCAAAGCGTGTGATCCAGCCGCTGTAACAATCCTCGGTGTGCCGGGAAAGTCGGCGCATTCGGCAGACGATGCGGACTTGTTCAACCATTTCGGGGAGTGTCATGGCGGTGGTGTTTCTGGTTTTGGGGTGGCTATCTGGAAAGCTGGTCGGGATAATCAGTGTTCTCTGACTTGCGTTTACGTCTCGGCCTTCGGAGCGACTGAATCGCTAGGACTGCCTCGTTTGTGATGGTCATGGTGCCGTTCTCCCGCTTCGCGACAGTCACGCGATTCACGCCGAGCATGAGAGCGACCTCGGCTTGTGTGCCGAGGCGCTCACGGGTGGCTTTGTATTGATCTGGCGTCATACGAGGCGAAAATCTTGGAGAAGTTGCGATGCGAGGGCTTCAGCAATACCGGGATAGGTCTTGCTTCGCTCTTTCCATCGGGTTTGTGATGGCGTAAGTTTATTCTGTCCTGAGTCGGTTTGATTGGCCCAGCGCTTGACCAGTTTTCCTGATCCTTTTGGATGCTCCACGATGCGAGGAGCTACATGCAACGTCGGGGTCATAAGAGAGCATCCCCGGCTCCAGATGTGCGTTTCTTTGCTGGCGTCGTCACCATACTCGTGAGGCTGAATTATTTGTGTCGGCTTCCTCCATCGCGTTGATAAAGCGCCTTTTGGGTTTTCGATCACTATGCGCTCAATCGGCAGCGCCCACAGCCATTTTACTTCGGCTATCGCCGCTTCGCGGGCTTGCCGTCTGGCTTTGCCCACAAGCGTTCCTATCTTTAGGTTCATGTGATATGGACCGTCACCATAAGCCCACTCTGCGGAACACGTAAGGTAAGTGCATGATGGGTGGAAGATGGCTAGGTCCCACCCCATGTGGACGACATCGCGAATGTCACATTGATAGTGATACGAAGAGTTATCGTCAGCGGGCTGTATATCGCACGACCACGCATCATGCCCGCGCCGCCTAAAGGCTTCGCGAGTCATGCCTGATGATTCATAGCCGATAAGGACTCTCACGCTGCTGCCTCCATTTCTACATTGTCCAAGTCCCAGATACGGCCATTGTAGCTCATGTGTCCGATCTTCACTCCATCCAGATAGAGAAGAACTTTGGGTGCATTGCTTGCGCCAAGATCTTTGTCGGCGCGATACTGCTCCCAAATTGCTCGGGCATGTTGAAGACTAATGGCTGTGATGCGTGCCTGACTCCCGATTTTGATTTGTAGTAATGGTGGTTTCATATGTCCCCATTATGTAGCATTAAGCTACATTGTGCAAGTCCTTATTTGGAGATTTTTTACCAACGTCAGAGAACAATGAGATGCAGTCCAACTTCGCTTAGGCTCAGTGGCTGATCTCAAGCGTTCAGCCAATGACCTCGTAGCGGTGTCCGAACTCGGGATGGACATCTATCGTGCGAGTCTTGCCTGTTTTGAGATTCTTCACATGCACCTCGTGAGGATACTTGATGCTCCATGCGTGGCCGTGGGAGATGACTTCAGCGTCAATGGTTTTGCCACCGCGCCCCCGCATGAGGATTCGCAGTTTTGTGCCGACAGGTATCAGCTCTTTGATGCCGTCCATGAGTGCTTTGGCGGCGGCTTCGTGATCTTGCGTGAGGCTCTGTATGGTCATAGTCGTGGGAGGTTTCGGGCTGAACCATGCTGCTGGAGGCAACGGCTCGAAGTTGGTCTATCATGTCATCGGCGCGTATCGCTCGCCGTCGCCTCACCAGCGGCGTTCGTGGGACAAATTGCTGGTTCGAGCCTGTGTCCGCAGCGATCCGCGATTGCCTTGCCCAGCGTCACCAGCTCCTTTTTGCTCAGGCTCCGCAGCGCGTTGATCAGGATCATTGCCACTGGCGTTCCAGCGGCCATCCTTGCTTCATCGGCGGCTTGCGCGATTTGGTTGCATTCGTCATCGAGCAGGATCAGGCCGTGCTCGTTGTGCATGTGCCGCCACAGCGGCCCCCAGAGTGTTTCAGGTAGATCGGACATGATTAGAGGATGGTGGGGATTGAGACAGCACGGCGGCCTGGTGGGATGTATTGGCCAGTGGCGAGCCATTGGCCTTCCTCATACTTTTCCATTTTCCATGCCTTCCGGCACTTAGGGCATTGGTGGGTTCCGCTAGGAAGTTCGCCGGTGATCGGCGTGCGACAGAAGTCGAAGAAGTCAGCCTCGTGACCGCACTTTCCGCAGTTCAGCAGCATGTAAGATTCGGGGATTGTGATCATGGTTTCGGTGTCTTTCGTGCCAGTCCGCCGCCCACGAACAAGACGTGGATGGCCGACGGCGATAAGCTCTCAAGGCGAGTTCGGGCCGCAGCCCGCCGCGCCATCACTTGATTCGTTCAGCTTCTCTTCCACAGTCACCCACAAGGACTCAGATGGCATTTCGAGTCCTTGGCGCTCCCACTTCTCGCGGCAGTCTTTCGCGTTGTGGGCATAGAGATTTACGGATTCGGTGTCCTTCACCGGATGGCACCAGCAGAGCGTGTGACATTCATGTATTGGCTCGCCGTTTCCGACTGGGATGCAGTGTATGTTGTTCATGGTCGAAAGTTTCCTCCGCTGTTGTTACGCCGAGAGGTAGCGGGGTGGGTTTACGTCTGCCACTCCTGCCCGCAGTTCCGGCCCAGAGGCCATCGGCAGAGCGTCCTCTGCTGCGGTCAAAGCTGAACAAGGCATCGCACCCAACATGATGGGCGGCAGTGTCTTGCGTGAAAGCGGATGTCTATTTACGCCCATCATGTGGGTGGATTCTGTCGTTCGGCCAAGCAAAGGCCGCAGTGGTTGGGTGGAGTTTTTGCATGACTAGCCGGAATGCCATCGGGTTCACGTCTGGGCAGCGACGGGCGAAAGCCTGCCACTTGTTGTCCTGCTCTTTCAGGAGCGATAAGAACGAGGCGTCTTTCTGGATACCCCTTGATTTGAGGATTTCCGATGTCTCGGCGTCCATGGCGCAGGCGATCTTGACCAGCGTTTCCGGTGTTGGGTCGGCGTTGAAGAATGCGGCCATGTCCTTCGCCCGAAGAGGCCGAACAAGGGGCTGATGACGACCTTCAATAGCTGTGCTGTTACTTTCCATGGTCCGATTCAGTTGCGGGCGGCATAGCCCTAGCGGTTCGGCTCATCATCGTCAGTCCATGGCGAGAACGGCACCCATCGTGCTCGATCTCCGCCGCAGACTTCAGGCCCTACATACCATTCCATCCGCCCGCATTCAGGACACCAGCGTTTCGGGCTGATGTAGTCGATATGAGTTGGCGGATATGTGTCATTTACATCCATGATTGAGGCATCATTGATCCTCTGCCATGTGTGCGAATGCGTCACGGCCTTCCAAAGCCGAACCAGCCACTGGTGCCAACCTTCGGTCGGCGGTGTCGTCGTTTGTGATTTCATAGCTTTTTATCGCCGCCCTCGGTCGGCACAGTTTGATCGTTCATTCTTCGGGGCCGAGGATGAGGGTGACGGTTTGGAGGAACCAGGTGCTGAGCTCGCGGTCTTTGGCCATGGCAGACTGGAGGCGGTGGAGGGCGCGGGCGGTGGCGGCGATGGGGTCGGCTGGGGGGCCGTAGGATTTGTGGGGCTCGGCGAGGTGGCTGGTGTCTGTGGTCTGTATATGTTGCAGGCCTTCGATGAGGATTTTGACGCGGGGAAGCCAGGCTTCGGGGCAGTCGTCGAGCAGGTAGGCTTCGAGCCATTGGCGGGCAGTGTGGTCATCGACGGCTTTCAGGAGCTGGCCGAAGCGGTCGGGCCGGGGATGGCCGTCACGCTGGATGGTGCCGAGGGTCATGCGGGGCAGTTTGGCGCGCTCTTCGATCTCCCGGGCGGAATGTGGGCAGGTGCGAAGGTATTCGGTGACTTGGACGGCGAGGTAGCTCATGGGGTGGTGGATGTGTAAAGTTAGTCTTGATTGAAATCAAGTTTTATTTGTTGGTAGGCGGGTTTGGCTGGGGTGTGGATATGAGAAAACCGCCGGGGTGCGGCGGTTTTGGGGGTGGTTTTCGGTGGGGAAGGGTGATATGGGGGGCTGTGGCTATGCTGGCGGCTTTTTGAGGGTTTTGTGGGCTTGGATGGCGGCGCGGGCGATGGCATCTGCTAAGGTGCAGTGCCAGGCGGTGGCGAGGGCTTGGAGTGTGTGGAGGGTGGTGGCATCAACTCGGGAGAGGTGATGCTGACGGTGCTTTTTGGGGGCTCCGGCGCCGGGGGCGCGTTTTCTGGGCTTGCCGGCGGCGGTGAGCTGGGGGATGCTGGGGGTGGCTGGCTGTGGCTGGCTCATGGGCTGATGGATTCGGTGCATGGCCCGGCGGAGGTGATAGCCCGCCGGGCGCTTTTGTTTGGGGGGGCTGTTATTCACTGCATTCACGCGCTTGATTGTTCAAGCGGTGATCTTCGGCGATGATGGCGGCGATCATTTTGAGGGCGGCAAAGCTGTGAAGGGTGATTTCTGCTTGGAAGGATGGCCAGGGGCCGTCACGGTCTTGCAGGTGGTGCTCGTGTGGGATGCGGAAACCGGGAAGGTTGGCGTATCCGTTGTGATAGGGCTTTGTGGGGCCGAGGATGGTTTCTAGCTCGGCGAGGCGGTGGGCGGCCTGCTGGTGCTTTTGGGCGGCGGCGGCGGCGCTGGTGGCGTGCTGGATGAGCTTGGCGCGGGCGGGATCTAGGACGCGGCGGCGGAGATCGGCGGCAATTTCTTCGATGGGGCGGGTGCTGGTGAAGTTGGCGCTGGGGCTGCCGTGGATGTGCTTTCCTTCCCAGTCCATGACGGAGGCGCGCCACTTGGGGCGGGCGTCCCATGAATTTGAGATGGAGAGCAGGACGCGGGGTGAATGCAGGCGGATGACGGGGAGGCGCTCGTCACTGCAGCCGGGACGGGTGACCGCCTCGCCATCCAGGAGGAGGGCGAGGCGGTGGAGGAAGTCGGCGGTGATTTCTGGGGAGTGCATGGCTAGGCGAGGGCGCGGCGGGTGCTGTTGAGGGCTCCGGCGGAGCGGTGGAGGTTGACGCTATGGCCGGCGGCGCGGCCTGCTTCGCGGCCGGCGTTGTTGTAGCTGCTGCGGGCGGTGCGGCTGCGAAGGTTCATGTTTTGCCGTGCCCAGGCTTCGACTTCTTGTTTGCGCTTTTCGATGATGGCCAGCGAGTTTGTGACGGTGACGAGGGCGGCGCTGTTACCGGCGGCGAGGGCTTCGGCCTTTACTGTTTCGACGGTGGAGGCGAGGGAGGCCTGGAGGCGCTGCTTGATGGTTTCCACGGCTCCAAGTCGGAAGTTGTTCCAATAGGTGCGGGAGTTGCCGCGGCAGTGGCGGGAGGCTAGGCGCTCGATCTCTCCGGCGAGGTAGGCGTGGAAGGGGCGGACAATAGCCACGTCAGACGGGCGGCCGATGATGTGGACATTGCCGCCGGAGGTGTAAACTTTGCATTGGTTGACGTTGGCGACGGCTTGAGCCAGGAGGGCTTTCCACAGGCCGCCGGTGTCGAGGGGATCGTCTTTGAAGTTGCGGATTTCTTCGGCGGGTTCCTCGCTGGGGGCGCTATCGAGGGCGGCAAGGTTGAGTTTGTAGCGGTCGATGATTTCTTGAGCGCGGGAGGCGGCGAGGGCGGCTTCGTGCGGGTTGTCTGACTGGGCGAGGCGTAGGAGGGCGGCGGCTTTGCGCATGGCGGCGGCGTGCTCGCTCTCTGGGCTGGCGGCGGCGGCTGCGGTGGCGATGCAGGCGCGGCACTGGAGGCCGGTGGGGTGCGTGTGCATGGCGTGGCAGGGGTGCCAGGTGTGGCACGTTTCGCACTTGATCTCGATGCTGCGCAGGTCGGCGTCATTGCCGGCGAGGCGCGGGAGGTCGGAAACGGGGATCATGGAGCCGCTGGCGAGGCGTATGTATTTGATGCCGGTGACTTTGTGGCGGAGGAATTGCATGGTGCTCATGATGGGGAAGGGGAATGGGTTAGTAATTGGAAAGGGCACGTTCAGCGGCGGCGACGGCTGACAAGGCGCGGCGCATGGCGTCATTGATGTCTTTGGATGCGGCGGCGGTTTCTTTGGCGGCCTGGTCTTTGGCTGTCTGCGTCACTTCTGCGGCGTGGGCTCGTGCATCCTGGAGGATGGCGGCGGCCTGCTTTTGCGCTTCGTGAATGGAGGCGCACGGGAAATAATCGCTGGTCAAACTGGATTCTATTTCATCGGCGATGCTGTCGAGCCATGGGCGCAGATAGCTGGCCGGCGGCATGCTGCGGCGGAATGCGTGAAAGGCGGCGAGTTCTTCAGATTTGTTCATGAGAGGGAAGGAGGGAAAGAGTGAAGAGGCGGGAGGGGTGGAACCGCCCGCGCTGGGTGGGGTGGTTTAGTCGCAGAGGGTGAATTCGTCTTGGATGCTGGCGGCGGGCTCGGGCTCGGGCTCGTCGGTGATGGGCTCGGCTTCGATGTCGAAGGCGTCGGCGCGATAGGGCAGGGCGAGCGCTGGGGCTGGGAGGGCGAGGGTCTCACCGGCTACGCGGGCGGCTTTTTCCTCGTCGGTCTCTGTCTGGGTGATGTCGAAGACGCTGCCGAGGATGAAGAATTTGTCGTTGTCGGTGTCGGGATTCGCGGCGGCGTCATTGGCGCTTTCGGCCTGCTTGCCGCAGGGGACCCAGATGGCGAGGGAGCGCTCGCCTTTCTTGACACTGCGGCCGAGTTTCTTCCACTGCTGGAAGCCGCCCACGATGGAAACGGATGAGTTTTGATGAACGAGGAGGCATTGATTGAAGGGGGAGAGCTCGCGGCCCTCTGCGCTGCGGATGCCGTAGGAGGCGGCGAGGAGGACGCGCTTTTCTACGGGCAGGGCTTTGACGATGGCGCAGAGCTGCTTGATGCCGGCACGGCGTGCGGCTGCGGCTTCTTTTTGCTCTGGGGTGGCTTCTTTGCGGGTTTTGCGGTCGGGGCGTTTGGCGGACTGCGGGCGGATGGTGAGGGCGGTGCTCATGATGTGGATTCGGTGTTGATGTTTGGGCCGGTGATAGCGGCGGGGATAGATTACGCGCTAATTCTTGCGGCGCAAGTATTATTTCAAGATAAATTTGTTTGCAAGTCGAGGTTGCGCGATGGGTTAATCCATGCAATTCTGGCCTGATTTCAAATTAGCTCTGTATGACTGACCCTGAATTGACTGTTCTTGACGTGCTGGTGGCTACCTGCCAGCAGACTCGGCGGCTGAATCCCTCTGCCGATGTGGCGGCGGTGGTGCTGAAGTGGGAGAAGCGGCTGGCTGCGGATCGTGAGCGGCGGCTGGCTGCTTTGGCTCCTGCTGCTGCTGCTGCTCCTGTGGATTCTGCGGAGGGGGGTGCGCTGTGAGTGTGCCTGCTCCTTTTTTTTCTGCCCCTGCTGGGCTGGATGAGCTGAGCGCTGAGGCTCTTTTTTTTGCGGCTGGCTTTGAAGCGGTGGCTGGCTGGCCGTTGCCGGATGGGCGCTTGCCCATCGGCGCACGCGGCCAGGGCGGTGCGTGCTGGGTGATGACTCGGGCGGCCTGGAATGATTACCGGGCGCTGTGTGAGGCTGAGCGGTGCCGCTGTGTGGCTCCGGCGGTGCTGGCGGCGTGATGGATGATTTTGCCCCTTTTTTCTTTTTTCGCTTATGACTGACTCTGAAGGTGTTTCGTCTGTGAGGGCTGGGGCTCGCCGTGTGGGCAGGCCTGCGGGGCCTGTGGTGCTGCTGACGGTGCAGGAGGTGGCGAGAAGGCTGAGCGTGCCGGAAAAGACGGTTTTTGACTGGACTTACAAGCTGTGTGCGCTGGATGAGCTGCCGCTGTTGCCGACTAAGAGGTTGGGCCGCCGTGTGCGTGTGCCTGAGTGGGCGCTGGATGAGCTGCCGCTGCGTCTGGAGCACCGGGAGTCTGGGGCGTTTTCTTTTTTTAGCGGGGAGGGTTCCAAGCGGTGAAGTCTGCTGTTTCATCTGAGCGGCGCTCTGTGACTGCTGCGTTTCTGTGGAGCAGTTTGGGCTTCCATTGTCTCTGCTCCCTGCTGGGCGGTGGCCTGGAATGGATTCAGGGGCGCGGAGAATGTGGGCAATGCGGCGGCTGGGCTGGATCGAGCTGGAATCGGGGCACGATTGGCGGGCAAAGGATTATCAATCTGTTGTTTCGTGCTTTTAATGCGTTGATTTTCAACGGTTGTATCCATCACTACCATGAATGCACGCTGGCGGATGGGCTCGGCGAGCTTGGTTTGACCAGGGGGGGAGGGGGTCCGGACGCTGCTCGTGCCCGATCCTATCCTATCCATCGGTGCGGTGAAAATTTGTTCCCATTGCCGCAGGTCTTGAGCGCCTGCTTCCCCCTGATTTCTGCCCCTCTAAAAAAAAGGGCGGCCCCAGCCACACACGCCGCTGAGCGGGCCCGAACTGAAAAACCGAATCCCATGAGTAAACTCGTTTGCCCTCAATGTCGTCTCCCCTCCTCGGCGGATTGTCAGGAAACTGGCTGCCCCGGTGAAGCGGGATTTGTCCCGTCCGCTTGGCAGCGGCCCCTTTATCAGTTCGCTGAGGATCTGGAGCGCTATGAATCTCTGCTTCTGGAGGTCGATGCTTGGCTCTCCCAGCCAAACGCCTTGTGGGATCAGTGCGGCGAGATGGCGTGCCGTTTGACACAAGCCGCCCAGTCCATCCGCGCCAAACAAAAAAAGGAGGGACGCACCGATGGCTGAGAAGCGTCGATTCTACCGTGTCACCTTCCGCGACTTCAGCGGCCGGCCGATCATCAAATACTGGCGCGAGGACTCCGACGGCGCCGTCCGGCAAAAAGCACGCGGCCACGCCGACTGCTGCCGCATCGAGACCGTCACCGAGCTCACCGCCGAGCAATACGCCGCTCATGCCCCCACCCCGCCACGAGCCAAGCGTCAACTCATTCGCAACCACAGCTAACCCATCCCCCATGTCCAACACCCAACTCCCCTCAGAAATCGGCGTTCTTGTCTATGAAGTCCGCGGCGAAGGCCTCATGTGGCCCATGCTGAAGATAGAGCGCCGCAGCGACCAGCATGTGCATTTCGTCAGCGGAAAAAAAGCCGCCCCCCTTGGCCTCCAGATCTTGCAGGAAGCCGTCCAGCTCGTGCTTCAGCAAACCACCCTCATGGCCGCCGAGCAGATCGCCCAAGGTATCGCTCGCGGCACCCACTCTCCGGCTCTGTTGCCGCAGACAGCCGCCTCACCTGGGACTTCTACGGGCGATGTGATGCCCCAGGGCAACAACGAGGCGGCTGATACCCTTTAACCCAGCCATGCACACCTACTCACGCCACCTCGGCGACTACGCCAAGGACACCAAACACCTCACACTCCTAGAGCATGGCGCTTACACCGTGCTCATGGACTACTGCTACGCCACCGAGCGAGCCCTGCCCAAGGACGAAAACATCCTCCACCGCATCTGCGGAGCCTTCACCAAGCCCGAGCAGCAGGCCGTCTCCAGCGTCATTCAGGAGTTCTTCACCCTCACCGACCACGGCTGGACACAAAAAAGGATCGAGCAAGAGCTCATGAAAGCTCATGAAAAATCCGGCAAAGCCAAGCAAGCATCACTCACCCGCTGGAATGCGAACGCAATGCAGACGCATAGCGAACGCATAACGGATGCACAGCAAACGGACACCGCACGCAATGCAGACGGTATGCCTCGCGTGCGCGCACTCCGTAATCCTCATCCAATATCCATATCCAATCCCCCTAACCCCCGCCAGCGGGGGAAGTCAGGCAAGCTGACAGAGCCACTCTTTCCTGAAGATATTCCCACCGGCTACATCGAGCCCCTCACACGCTGGTTCACCTACAAGCAGGAACGTCGGGAAGGCTACACCCTCAGCGGATGGCAGGCCTTGATCTCCCAGCAGCAGGCTTTCCCACCCTCAGCCGTCGCAGCCAGCGTCCAAGCCTCCATGTCCAGTAACTGGGCAGGCCTCTTCACGGACAAGATCCACACAACCCCCTCGTTTCAAAGACCTGCGTTTGACCCCGAAAAAAAAGAAGGGGGCGGGCCGCCAGCCATTGAAAACCCCTGCCCGCCTCAGTTTGAGCAGGCCTGCCACGAGCTTTACGGCCACATTCCCGGCCCGTGGGCACTGCTTGGCATCGCCGAGCAGGCTGACATCCGGGCTTGGTGCGAAAAAGAAAGGGGGGCCGCGTGATGGAACCAGACCCAGCACTCACCGAATACAGCCCATTTGCGCGCAAAAAAGGCGATCCTACCGCCGAAGAGCTACTGGCAAACGTCAACAAGGCCTTGCCCTACTCCGACGAAGCTGAAAAATCCCTTCTCTCCTGCCTCGTTCAAGACCCCAATGAGCGCATCACCGAGACACGGCTCATCACCCCGCCCGAGGCCTTTTATCACCCCGCCAACCGCGAGTTCTTTGAGGTCTTGCTGAAGTCCTACGACTCCGGCGTCCCTGTTGACATCCAGCTCATGACCAACACCCTGCGCGATCAGGGCAAACTCGACCGCGTCGGCGGCGTCGCAGCACTCACTGAGCTATTCACCTTCGTCCCCAGCCCTGCCCTGTATGTCCAATACCGCAAGATCGTGCGGGACAAATGGATGCTTCGCCAGCTCATCCAAGCCAGTGCTGAAAACATCCACGACGCCCAGCAAGTAGGCCGGGAAGAGGTCGATGAAGATGTCGGCAAAGTGCTCGCTCGTGGTGAAGACCGCACCTTCAAAGTGCTCGACAACTTCCAAAACGAAACCGGCGGCTCCAGCATCATCGACAGCAAAGAAATGACCGGCCGCTGGGTCGATGCCTTTGAGCAAGTCTGCCAAAATCGCGGCAAAATCATCGGCATTCAGACCGGCTGGGCAGATGTCGATCGCGCTTTTCATGGCCTAGCACCCGATGGCGAGGGAGATTTCCTTCTGCTCGGCGGCTTCCCAGGCATGGGCAAGACCGGCGCCGCCGTCACCCTGCTGGAAAACATCGGCATCAACCAGCGAGTGCCCACCGCCATGTTCCCCTTGGAGATGGGCGTCACTGGCTTCGGGCATCGCCTCGTGCTAGGTCGGGCAAAGGTCGATGTCTCCGTCAGCCGCAACGGCCACCGCAAACGCGAAGACGATGCCCGCATCGCCAATGCCGTGAAAGAGGTCGCACAAGCCCCCCTCTTCTGGGATGACAGCAGCATCCTGGAGGCCGACGAACTCCGCGCCAAAGTCACCATGCTGCATCGCAAGCACGGCGTTCGCTGCTTCATCTTCGACCACTTCGGCCAGCTCAAACCCAGCACCAAGCAGGGCAAAAACGATCCCCGCGTCGGCCAGATCGAGATCATGGAAACCCTCCATTCCCTCCGCCGAAACCTCAAGGTGCTCATCATCCTCTGCGCCCAGCTCGACAAAGCCGGCCGAGAAAAACAAGCACGCAACCGCCCCCCTGGAAACGGCGACATTCGAGGAGCCTCCGAACTCGGCGAATACCCCACACACATCATGTTCATCCATCGCCCAGATGAAGTCTATAAATGGCACGCACTCGATGAAGATCGGCAGATCAACTGGTGCAAAATGGTGGACAGCTACCGCCGCGAGTTCCCCGAGGCCTGGCACGACGGCCAAGGCCTGCCCTCCGAATACACCCCCGAGCGCATGGACTACGAAGAGCACGCCCGTGCCATCATCACCAAAAACCGCTGGGGAGCCACCACTGACGAGATCTGCCTCCGCTACCGGAAAAACTATCAACGCTTCATCGGTCGCACCCTGAAACTCTACTCCACCAACCCCAATTTCCGCCAAGTCACCCTGCCCGGATACTAACCAAAACCTCCACACACCTCATGAACCTGAACAAAATCATGCTCGCGGGAAATCTTACCCGTGATCCCGAACTCAAATACACCCCCAAAGGCACCCCCGTGCTGGATTTCTCCATCGCCGTGAACCGCCGTTGGAAGGATGAAAACAACAACGTCAAAGAGGACACCTATTACGGCGAACTGCGGGCATGGAACAAGCAGGCCGAAGTCATCGCCAAGCACTTCCACAAAGGCAAACCCATCTTCATCGAAGGCCGACTCGCTCAGGAAAAGTGGACTGACAAAGAAACCGGCAAGCCACGAACCAAAACACTCACCGTTGTCGAGCACTGGGACTTCTGCGGTGAATCTCGGGGAGCCGCTGGCGGAGGCTTGAGGGAACCTTCCCCACCTCCCGGCGTCGGCACCGCCACCGGCCGCGAAACCATGGGCGAAGTCTTCGGCGAAGGCCCCACCACCGCCGGAGTCGAAGGCGATGACATCCCATTTTGAATAACCCCATGACTGACGAAATACGCCTCGCCTTCGAGCTGCTGCAAGCAGAGCAGCGGCCGCATGGAATGCTGCCACCCTTGACGGTGGAGGAGCTGATGGCGCTCGGGGCTGAGGATGCGCTGGCTGCCGTGGCGGCGCGGGCAGCTCGCATCCAAGAAGCCGCAGAGGACCCGTTTAACCACGGGTGGTTCTTCCGCTCCTGGGATGACATCCTTTGGGAGACCTGCCGCCTGCGGGTGGAGAATCCCGGCGTGCCCGTCACCATGGGCATCGGGGGCTCCAATGGCTCCGGCAAAACCCAATCGCTGGCTCGCTTCTACACGCTAGCGATGGAGCAGTGCCGCCCAGACATGCCCGAGCACCAGCGCACCTTCTGGACCTTCAGCATTGACGATGACAAAAGCGCCGAAGTGGTGGAAGCCGCCATCCGCTTCTGGCAGCCCAACGAATACAAGACCGAAACAGGCCGCCTCAAAAAGCAGGCCAACCAAAAAATGGGTTACGATGCCGCCGGAGGTTTCACCAACAACGAGTGCGCCGTGACCAGCGGTGCCGTGTGCAGGTTTAAAACCTGGGCGCAAGACATCGGCAAGCTCGAAGGCCCCCGCCCCTGCACCTCCTGGGGCGATGAGTGCGTGCCAGTCAACGTGCTTGAAGCCACAGAAAACCGACTGCTGACCGCCGCCGAGTGGACGCATGAGATGATGCCCAAGTGGCGGGAATTGCTCGCTCAGAAAGAAGCGGACCCTGAAATGTGGTTCCCGCGTGACCTCATCGGGCGGCTCATGGTCGCCGTGCAGTTCGTCACCTACACCTTCCGCGACGGCTACACCGAAACCGTCCGCTGGTTCATGGACAAAGCCGTCACCATGAAGGAGATCGAGGCTGACCCAGAGCTACTGCCGCGCCGAGATGCCAAGGGCACCATCATCGGGGGAGAGCGCCTGCCCTGCGTCGTTCACTGCGCCGTGCCCACCCGTCGCTTCATGTGGATCTACGCCTGGCAGAATCCCCTCGGCGGAAACTGGGAGGGCATGAAAAAGTCTGAACTCAAAAGCCCTCGCTCCAAAATCCTTTGGAAATGCTACGGCATCGCCGAAGGCACCGCGGACAGCCCCTTCCCCAACTTCAACCTTCAGGTGCATGTCCGCCCCGTGCCGCAATGGCTGCCACCTGCCGAGTTTGGGACGTGGTGGATGTCGCAAGATCCAAACGCCAGCGGTGGCCGTGCGTGGTTCCAGCTCTGGGCCTTCGTGCTTGGGCAGGCCTGGGGCAAGATGGGGCCGGGTGACATCCTCATCGCCCACGAATATCCGCAAACCAACGATGTCGTGAACGTCCCCGGTGCCGCCCTTTATACCGGCGAGGATTGCGAGTGGGCCAAGTCCGGCGGCAAAAACGGCCTCGGCATCAAAGGCAACGCCCAAAAGCAATGGCCCTGCGGCTACGCCTTCCGCGCCGCCGAAATCCGCCGCATCGAAGAAAAGCTCGCCGGATGGCAGAAGCTCGAAAGCAAGCAAGGCCTCATCGAAGACACCTGGCTGCATGTCTATGATCGCCGCATCTCCGACAGTCGATCCACCGCCACTGTCGTGGAAGGCCAGGAAGAGAGCAAAACCATCATCGAGTGGATGGAGGACAACAAACTCTACTTCCGCCAAGCCGGAGGCACTGCCGCCGCAGACAACGTGCTCAGCGGCGAGCAGAATATCAACTCCATGCTCATGTGGGACCGCGAAAACACCCACATCGACAACGCCACCGGAGACATGGAGATAGACCCCCAGCAAGGGCGCGGGCCAAAAATCCGCATTGCCAAGCACTGCACCAACCTCATCGGAGCCCTGCAAAACTATCCCGGCTACGCCGTGGCCGGCAGCAGCAGCAGCGCCTGGAAGGACCCCATCGACACCCTCCGCATCCTCCTCTCCGCCAACCCACGCCACATTGACACCCAGCGCTTCAAACGCCGCAAAAATGAAGAATTTGGCTACTGAGCCGACCACCCCACCCAACAACACAACATGGATACCACCGCATTCCTCAACACCCCCGAAGCCATCCTGGCCGCCCGGCTCAATGTCCCGCGTGAGAGCTTCAAGCGCTGGCGCGAAAATGGCGATCTCAAACGCCTGGAGCACTACGTCAAAGAGGGCCAGGCCTACCACATTACCCCAGAAGGCGAGGCCGAAGTGCTGCGCCTGATCGGCGTTTACAACGCCCCATCTGCTCCGGCCAAAATACCCATGCTGGCACAAGCCGCAGGCGTCATGCCCCGCGTGCTGCGCTGCAAGCCCGTGGATGGCGGCGCCATGGTCAGCGTCAGGCTCACCGGCCCGCGTGTCTTTGCCTCCCAGTTCCGGCGCGGGATGCGGATCGAAGCCACCCCCACCGACATCGAAGGCATCTTTGAATACGACGGCCCCGTGCCAAAACGCACCCGCATCTAAACCCTCACCCCAAACACGCCCACGACCATGAATCCAACCGACAAACCCATCTTCTATCCCATCATCGACAACGGCATGGGCCTCTCTGTCACCGCCTGGGCGGTGAGCATGATGGGCGCTCTCCAAGGCGAAAGCGTCTTCTGCCACCTCTCCACGCCTTACCCTGGCTATGCCATGGACGTAGCCACCAAGCAGTTCCTGCAAAGCGACTGCGACGAAATGATCGTCATCGACACCGATCTCGTGTTCAAGCCCCAGGACCTCGCCCACCTCATGGAGCATGACGAGCCGCTCGTGTTCGGCCTTTACAGCAAGCGCACCGTCAAATTTGAGGCCCCTGTGGTTCCCCTGCCCGGCATGGAAAACCCTGCGCTTTGTGAAGGCATCTTGTGGGAAGTCGCTAAAACCGCCCGCGGCTTCATGCGCGTGCATCGCTCCGTCTTCGAGAAGATGAAGCCGCACGTCACCCTCATGAAAAACACCGAGTTCGGCGACATGCACAGCTTCTGGCCCACCTCCTACGACGGCACCAGCGAAGACTTCGCCTTCTGCGCCAAGTGGCGTGAGCTCGGCGGCCGCGTGCTCATCGACAAGCGTGTTTTCGTCGGCCACGTCGGGCAGGCCAAGTTTCCAATCATGAAGTAACTCCAAAATATGGATCACTGGACTACAAATCAACCGACAGAAAGCGGCTATTACTGGTATCGCTACGACCCACAGGCAAATCCTGAAATTATAGAGTGGGAAGAGGATATGGAATGGATGAAGTGTATCGGAGATGAACGGGCTTTTGTCTCGGGCACGATCACGGGTGAGTTTTGGCCCGAGAAATTACAGGCACCAACTCAGCGGGCAGGAGTGCCCGCGCTCCCTTAAAACCCACATGACCCTCCTCATCACCTTTTCTCAAGTGCGTGACCTGATGATGCAAGCAGGTCTGAGGAAGCGCGAGGCGGAGGCGCTGCTGCAAAATCAGCAACCGCCGCCCGTGCAGCACCACCTCCACGCCCGCCGTCTTTGGCTCCGGCAGGCCGTGCTTGACTTCTGCGCAGACTTGCAGAAGCATGGCCCTGCTCTTGGGGAAGGGTGCGCTGGATGTGGTTCACAAACTGTGAACCTCCGCCATCCTGATGTCAAAACCCGCTGAACTGCCCTCCGTCATTGACCCGGAGAAACCGCTTGCCGACTGGCAGGTCAAAGACGCGCTCGATGAGATGGACGCGGCCTGCCGTGATGCCAGCCAGTTTCTCAAGCAAATGGCCACCAACGAGCAGACACGCAAATGCTGGTGGCAGGGCAAGAACGGCACCGGCAAAAAGGCCAACACCAAAACCGCCGATGCCAAACCCTTCAACGGTGCCGCAGACCATGAGGTGCATCTCACCCAGACCGTGATGAACCGGCGGAATGCCGCCCGCATCGCCGCGCTGATGAGCGGCAGCCTCACCGTCACCCCGATGGAGAGCACGGATGCTAAACGTGCCGGCCTTATGCGCCAGGTGCTGCGCTACTACCTCAACGGACCCATGCGCACCGAGTTCGTCACGCAGGGCCTGCGGGCCGGTAGCTATGCAGACCGCTTCCGCGCCAGCCTGATGTATGTCGGCTGGAAGGAAGAGCGCGGCGTGGAGCCCATCACCCTCACCGTGCCCATGGTGGCGGAGTGGCTGCAAATGAAGGCCGCCGTGGCAGCTCAGGACATGACCTTGATCGAAGACATCGACTTCGAGGCCCTCGCCATGGACCCCGCCGATGAGGACCGCATCATCGACCTCTGTTTGCAAAACCTACCCGGTGCTGCCCAGCGTCGCAAGATCGGTAGAGCGTCCGTTAAACGTGCGCTCGATGCCCTGCGGAAAGGTGCCGATCAGGCCACCGTCCACGCCGCTTACGTCAAACGCAGCTCCCCATGCTGGGAGGCCTTGCAGCCCTTCGTGGATGTGTTCTTCCCCTATGAAACCCTCATGGAGGACAATCTCGACTCCTGCCGCTGGGTGGGCCGAGTCCGCTGGCGCTCCGCCCAGTGGATTCGTGAACAGGCCGCCCTGCATGACTGGGATAAAGCCTGGGTTGAAGAAGTGCTCAAAAAGCACAAAGGCCGCAGCAACCTCTTCAGCAACAGCATGGGCAATCACCCTTGGGCGCTCAGCGGTGCCGGAGTCAACTGGACCGCCCGCGCCAATGGTGAATCTCAAAATCACCTCTACCAGATCATCGAGCTTTGGGACCGAGCCGTCACCGAAGATGGCCTCACCGGCACCTATGCCACCATCCTGCACGCCGATGTTCAGGACAAGGTCGCCAAGCGCGAACTGCGCATGGACTGGGATGGTTCTTACCCCTTCGTCCCCTTCACCTTCAGCACAGACGAGCGCCTGTTGCTGGATGGCCACAGCGTGCCCGAGATCACTATGACCAAGGAGCAGGCCGTCAAAGCCCAGTGGGATAGCCGCACCGATGCCGCCAGCCTCACCACCTTTCCCACCTGGACGGGTGACCCCGAGCTGGAAGGCCTGCGCCCCGCTCCCGGTGTGTTCCTGCCCTCCATTCGTGGCAAAGCACCCACCGCCTTGCAGATCCCGCCACCCGATGGCCGCAGCATCGAGATCGAGCGAACCTTGCGTGAGAGCGTCAACGAGTTCTTTGGCTTCGCCAGCAAGAACGTGGCCGACAGTGTGGCCATGATGATGGGACAGGCCGAGCTCGAATGGTTCATGCTTTCACTGAGCCAGTGCATTTCCCGCACCGCCAAGCTCATCCAGCAATACATGCCGCCTTTGCAAGGAGCCCGCATCACCGGCACCAATGAACTCATCACCGCCACAGCCGAAGAAGTGCGCGGCGGTTATGACATTCAGGCCAAGTTCAACGTCAGAAGTCTGGATGTGGAATGGACGCGCCAGCACCTCGGCTTCATCAAGGACATGATCGTCCCGCTCGACAATCGCGGCCAGATCAACACCCTGCCCATCCTCGAAGCAGGCTTCAACATGCTCGATCCTGGACTCGCCGCGCAGTGCCTGCCCAAAGATGCCGACACCGCCCAGCGGCAAACGCTCGACATGGCCCGAATGCACCTCGCCGAGATCTTCAGCGGCGGCGCTCCAGATGTCACCGAGGGCATGGACTTCGGCGGGCTCGCGCAGGCCGTCACCGATGAAATCAACCGCAGCCCCCTGCGGCAGCAATCCATCATCGGCGGCCAGCAGATTCACGTCGTGCTCACCAGCTACCTCGCCGGACTCGTGAACAACCAGAAGCAGCACGGTGGCGAAAACGCCCGCATCGGCCGCACCTTGTCAGAGGACCCGCTGGCTCAGGCCACGGCTGCCGAGCAACTCCTCGATACTCTTCAGCAACTGCCGGATGGCATCAGCCTCGCCCAGATGCTTCAGCAGCCTTCCATGCTCACCTCTGCCACCGTTTGACATGCCCGAATCCGCCCCCGTCATCCTTTGCGCCCCGCTCTATGGGCAGACCTTCCACCTCACCCCGGAGCAGCGTGCTCAAGAGCGCAAGCACGTCTATGAAAACCGCCAGGACCCAGCGGTGAAAGCGCTCTTCAATCTCATCGAGCGCAAAGCATTCGACATGCAGCGGGCAGGCATTGAAGCCGTAGCCACAGCGCACGATCAGGGGCAGGCTTGTGGAGCCTTGTATCTCTATCAAATCGCCCGCGCATGGCTGGAATCAGCTCCCGCCACAGCGGAGCAGGCAGAGGCAGTGAATTAGCCCAAGCGTCAAACTTCATCCCACATCATCCCGCATCATTCCCAAGGCTTGAGGTGTAGCAGGTTAGGCGAGTAGGGTGGGCTCCATGTCCGATCCTGTCACGCCTGCCGCATCTGCCGAAGCTGAAGCTCCGGTCAATATCATCACGCCGCAGGATGCCACCGCCGAGCACATTGCTCGTGGACTCAGTGCCGATCAGGCCAAGGCCTTCCGCGCTCAGCGGAAAGCCAAAAAGGAGAAAGCCGCTGCCGCTCCCGCAGCCACTCCCACACCGGACAAGCCCGCCGCTGCCGCATCCGCTCCCGCTCCAGAGACTCCAGCCGCTGCCGAGGTCGAAGCCGAAAGCATCCGCTTTGACACTTCCAATGAAGCCCCAGCCTCTCAAGCTGAAGATCCCGCCGTTGAAGAAATGAGTGAGGCCGATCTGGCCAAGCTCGATGAAAAGGCCCGCAAGCGCATCACTGAAGCCAGCAAAGAAGCCGCCAAAGTGCGCAAACGTGCGCAGGAGGCCGAGGCCAAGCTCCAGGAGAAGGAAACCAAGCTCACCGAGCTGGAAGCCAAACTCGCCGAGATCGAAAAGCAGGACGGTGAAACCGCCGTGCGTTCTGTCGGGCTCGCGGGCAACTCCTTCGTGCATTTCAAAGATGCCCACGCCGTCGCCTCTTGGGGTGAAAATGCCAAAGAAGCGCTCGCCCTGCTCAGCTACCATCAGCGCGAAGTCAAAGCCGGACGCCGTGGCGAAGATGAAGCCGTCACCCACACCCTGCCTAATGGGCAGGAGGTCGAACTGCGGCCCGCCGATCTGCCCCTTTACCAGCAGCGCATCCAAGACGCGCAATCATGGTTCACCCATGACGCCAAAGTCACCCAGGTGCGTGAGTCCGCCAGTAAACTCGCCGAGAGACACGCCGCCACCAAGGGCTACAAAGAAGCCCGCGAAACCTATCTCAAAGACGCCAGCCTGCCCACACGGCTAGAGGAACTCGTGGCCAAGGCCGCCCTCTACGACGTGCTGCAAAGCCGCCGTGCCGTCATCACTTTCCCGGACGCAGCGGGCGCTGCGACAAAAGCGCCATCCTCCAAAGAGGATTCCACCCAACGCAAGACCCCGCCGGTCGAGACACCCGCCAGCACTCCACGCCTGGCCCCCGTGACCGATTCCGGCTCTGACATCGCAGCTCGCAAGAGCCTTCTCATGCAGAAGGCGAAGACGGCAAAGACTGAAGATGAGCGTCAGAAATACCTGAAGGAAGCCATCAAGCTCGGACCCGTGCGCAGCACCGCCCGCGCCTGACCTCTCCAGCCCCACAGCGTGGAACTCTAACACCTCCATTTTCCAAACACCATGGCCCAAGCCCTTTCATCCACCGTCCCAGCCATCCACGAAGATCTGGCCGACGAAATCGCCCTTCTCGACAACGAGAACACCCTATTCAGCTCCACCGTCCAAAGCGGCGGTGCCGCTGAAAACTCCGTCTATTCCAAAGTGGCGGACAAACATCTCACCGGACGCCTCGGCGGCGTCAAAGAAGGTGATTCTGTCACTCGTGGCAGCGTTGCCAACCACTTCGTCAATCGCGCCAAAATCTATAACTGCGTGCAGCAGAAGCGCGAAGACTACGGCGTCTCGAAACGTGTCGAGAAAGTCGAAAACACCGCAGGCGTCGCCAATGAAGTCGGTGAATCCCGCTTCCGCGCCCTTGAGCGCTACAAGCAGGGCGTGGAACTCACCTACCTCTCCGCCCAGGTGGCGAAGGACACCGCCAGCGCCTACGACAATGAAGGCCGTCTTGGCTCCATGCACCTCACCATGGGCGGTTCCGCCTATGTCGAAAGCTCCGCTCAGGGCACCAGCTCCACCTTCCAGGTGGATAGCAACTACCGCCCTGCATCCTCGCAGCTCATCAGCGTCGCTTCCGCCACGGCCTTCACCGAGACGCAGATGCGCACGCTCTTGCTGGAGTGCCGCCAGGCCAAGCGCAAGAACGTCAAGCTCACCGCCTTCACCACCACGGAGTTCGCCAATCACCTGGCCACCTTCTTTGATGCTGGCACTCTCAGCAACACCAGCACCCCCATCCGCCGCTTCAATCAGGACAGCACGGATCACGAGATCAGCGCCATGCTCACCGGCTACAAGACCGCCTTCGGCAGTCTCATGGTCGTGCCGACTGAGCACCTCAACGGCGTGCGCAATGCCGGCAGTCTGGCCGGTGCCTCCACCACGAACACCAGCACCGCGCTGGACGTGACCAGCACCGCAGGCCTCCAGTCTGGCATGAAGATCGGCGGCACAGGCATCCCTGCGGGCGCTTACATCGCCAGCATCACCAACAGCACCCGCATCGTGCTGTCGGCTGCCGCCACCGCCACCGGCACACCCACCCTCACGCTGGGTGATCAGGACCACATGCTGGCCTTGGAAATGGAATACTTCTACGAGCTGCTGAATGGCCTCGAAGAAGTGGACCTCTCCCAGGATGGCAGCGGCACTCAGGGCTATGTCGAAGGCTTCTTCAGCCTCTTCTGCTCCATGCCCGCCGTTCACGGCAAGGTCTATACCGCCGTCGCTTAACCATCACCGCCGGGCAGGCGGAGGGAAAGGCCTTTGTTGTGTTGTTGTGACCCACATCGGCGCATCCTTCCCCGGAGTCCTCTGCCTGCCTTGGCGGCCCCTTTTCCCTTTCTTGTTATGTGGAATCCTGACAAAGCGCCCGTGCTCAGCTTTGAAAAGCTCGCCAAACGGGTGGGCTTGCACAAAGCCCGTGCCATCTTCGCCGCTTACAAAGCCAAGCTCGAAGCGGACAATCACCGCGCAGCTCTTCAGGAAAAGCGTGCCGCTGAGTTGCGTCGCGCTCGCGGGCCTGTCGTCGTCAAAAATGACTTCGACTTCATGCCCGCCTACCACATGGCACCCCTCACCTACAAACAACTGCACCGCAGCACTCTCGGCATGCGTGGCTGCAAAGGTGGCGAAGTCTTCGATGACTCCGAGATGATGCGGGACTTCCTCAAACGGAACCCCGACTGCGCCCCGCAGAAAGTCATCACCGGAGACATCCGCAGCGGCTGGACCGCCTCCCTGGAGCAGGCTGCCAAAGAAGGCCGGATGCACCGCGCCATGCAGCACGCCCAGGTCAGCCTGCGCCTGCAACACGCTGCCAAGGAGGGGCAGCAAGCCCTCGTGGCCTGACACCTCCATGGCCGTCCGCTCCCATATCCCTTTCAACACCGCCTTTGAGGATGCTGTGCGTGCCACACGCTACCTCACAGAGATCGGGAGCAATGCCACCCTGAAAGCTGAGTTCCTTCAGCTCTTCAACCGCAGCTACAAGATCGGCTACGAGCTACCTTTCCAGAGCAACAGCTTTTGGGAAGACGCCCGCACCTGGGCAGAGATCACCCCCAGCAGCGGCCTCATCTCCTGGGACGTGCTGGGAGATGCCCGCAACCTCGAAATCTACACGCAGGACCCACGGGAAACACGACTGGCCACCAGCGTGCAGTTTTACACCGACAAAACCGGCATCAGCGTCAGCCCCGATCTGCCCACCGTCTGGGTGAGCTGGACCCCGCTCATCTCCAAGTTCAACACCACCGCCTGGGTGACTGCCACGGCCTATGTCGTGGGAGATGTCCGCACCGTCAGCAACCTCGAATGCTACCGCTGCATCGTTGCCCATACCAGCGGCACCTTCTCCACCGATCTCGCCGCCAGCAAATGGGTGCTCATGCCCGTGCTGGAGGTGCTGCATGAGTTCGTCATCCGCCACATGCACGGCACCTGGCTTCTGGAGCAGGGCCAGACACAAACCGGCATGACTCTGCAAAGCACCGCCCGCGAGGAACTCCTCGAAATCCACCGCGCCGAGCTTCGGCGCAACCGCGAATCCCCCAAACCCTAAGACCTCTATGGAAGCCGTCCGTTCTGCCAGCCTTCAATCCGGCGCTTTGCCGAGCAACTACACCATCGGCACCAGTGCCGGGACCGTGTTCACCCTTGCGTCCGGAGAGGTCGGATTCATCCACAATCTGGATGATGCCGCCCTCGCGGTGAAGCTGGGCGAGTCTGCCAGCACCACCAGCCTCAACACGATTTTGTCCGCCGGAGGTGCGGCGGATGATGGCGCGGGCGCGAGTATCCTCATTGATGACTACATCGGCCCCGTGAGCGTGGCCGCCATGACCGGCAGCCCGCGCTACATCGCCTGGAAGCGTGCCGTCAGCTAACCTTTTCCCCTCACACTGACCCCCGCATGAAACTTCGCACTCCAGGAATCAGCGCTGGCCGCGTCCAGCAACTCATCGACGCGGATGAGGTGAACAAGCCGTTCATGCTCGCCATCAAAAACGTCACCGTGCTGACCACAGGCACGCCTGCGGATGTGGCGACAGTGACATTGCCAAGCTGGTGCACGCGGTATCGTTTTACTTTTAGCGGAACATCTGTTTGCATTGCCGAAAGCGCAGCGGGCACATTGGCTGGGGCATCGTTCGCTGTTCGAGATGCCGCATCAGGATCTGGAAGCCTGATTGTAGGAACAATTACAGGTCCAACATCGACTTCAAATGTTGTGCAAGTCACCGCGACAAGCACAAGTATTGTGCCCTCTACGGCTCAGACGCTTTATCTTTACCAAACATCTAATTCTGCGAATGCGGGCGTGATCTCAGTTTATCTGATGGTCATGCCCTTACTTTAGCGACCTAGCCCTGCCTGAACCCCCACCGCACCCCGACGATGAAGGCACTCTAAAGAATGAACTGATCTCCCACTTGGACGGCCTGCTGGCAGACCAAGTTCCCTCCACAAACATGCGCCTCTTCACCACGCAAGATCACAGCACGCCCACCTATGTCCGAAACACGGACCACTGGGCGGCGGTGCATGTGCAGGCGCTCACGGCCATCAGCCCCTGGAATAGCGATTCAGTTTTCCAAAAAGCAGGCATCTTGGTGTCACCTCGGCACGTTCTGTTCGCCACACATTACAAGCCTGCCAATGGCAGCACCATTCGGTTTGTGACCACCGGCAACACCGTTGTCACTCGCACCCTCAGCAGCACCATTTCACTGCCGACCACAGGAGACTATTATCCAGACATCACAATCGGCGTGCTGGACTCGGATGTGCCGGGCACCATCAGCTATGCCAAGGTGCTGCCTGCTGGCTTTGAAAGCAAACTGCCGGCCAATATCCAGCCCTTCCAAATTCCCTGCGCTGCTACGGACCAGGAGGAAAAGCTGCTTGTGGTCGATCTCGCCACGCTGCCCTATCAAAACACGGGCACCGAGTATTGCGCCATGCAGGTGCCTACCTCCCCGCTACGGCTGAACTTCAATGAAGGCCTTGTCGGCGGGGACTCCGGCAACCCCGCTTTTTGGTTTATCAATGGCGACCTCGTGCTGCTCACCATGTGGACCGGCGCACAAAATGGCGGCTACGGCACCAGCGTGGCAGCCTTCCGCGATGATGTGAACACCGCCATGACCACCCTCGGCGGCGGCTACCAACTCACCCCCGTGGACCTTTCCACCTTCCCCTCTGATTCATGAGCATTGTCGAAGAAGACTCCAACGCCGTCATCAAACTGGGCACGGTTCATAGCTGGATTTTCAAGATCAGCTTGTTCTTCATGCCCGTCTTTGCCGTCTGGATGGTGACGACGGTGCTGAGCCATGATCGAGACATTGCTGTCTTGCAGATGCAGATGACCATGATGGAGCGCGGCAGCAAGGGCAGCGTCTCCCAAAACGTCAACGTAGGTAAGGCTGAAGCTCCGCTGGAAGAGCTTGCCACCGCCCGCGACTATGTGACTACCGCAGACATCGCCAAGCGCATGAATGTCACCGACCGCGCCGTGATTGACTGGATCTCTGAGGGCCGCATCGAGCCCATGCCGGTGAAGTCTGGCAAGAGCTGGGTGATCGCCAAGAACTTCCGCATCTTGCCGAATGATTCCGAATGTTGCGGAGAAATTCCGAACCTCGAACCCCAAACACCCACGCCATGAATCCCATCAAAAACTGGAAAACCACCCTCGCAGGCGGACTTTTTGCCGCCCTCATCGCCATTCAGCAGTTCACCTCCGCCGGGGGTGATGTGTCGGACTGGAAGCAGTGGGTCATCCCCGCGCTGATCGCCCTGCTCGGAGTCCTGATGCCTGACCCGCGTAAAGGTGGGCAGCCGCCTTACCTGCCGCTGCTCCTGCTCACCTGCCTGCTCTGCCAGTGTGCCAGCAAAGACAGCACAGATGCCGAGATCCAGCGGGCACAGTCCGCGCTTCAGGCCGCCACCGTGGCCTATGACCTGGCCGTGCTGATCTACGAGCCGCGCCTGACGACCGGCACCTGGAGCCCGGCGGAAAAGCTCGTGGCCCAGCGCATCATGGAAACCTCTCGCAAACGGCTGGCAGATGAGCAGGCGAAGCTGGCGGACATACTGGCCCGCCGTGCTGCTGCTGCCGTGGCGGCCCAGCCGGTGGGAGACGGCGGGCCGCCCGCGACTCCCCTGCTGCCTGCCATCACCGGCACCAAGTAACCTCACCCCGCCACCCTCATGCTGCTTGCCTGCTCATGTGAAGACACCTTCCGGCTGGCGCTTGGCCTGTCCTTCGCCGCCCTCGTGCTCATGATCTGGTGCCTCATCGCTGCCTTCCGCTCTAAATGAACATCTCCGCTCTCGGCGTCCAACTCGTGAAGCATTTTGAAGGTCTTTACCTGAAGGCCTACCTCTGCCCGGCGGGCGTGTGGACCATCGGCTACGGGCACACGGGCTTGAAGCACAATGACGGCACCGTGAAGAAGGGGCGCGTGATCACGCAGGAGGAAGCAGACCTGCTGCTCTTCCAGGACCTCAACACCAAGTATGCGCCCGATGTCCGCCGACTGGTGAAGGTGCCACTGGAGCAGCATCAGTTTGACGCCTTGGTGAGCTTCCACTTCAATACCGGAGCTTTGGGGAAAAGCACGCTGCTCAAAAAGCTCAACCAGATGGACAAAGGCGGGGCCGCTTTGGAGTTCCTCAAATGGACGAAGGGCGGCGGCAAGGTGCTGCCCGGTCTGGTGCGGCGTCGCAAGGCGGAACAATACCTCTTCAACACGGGCCGACTGGCTTTTGAATTTGCATGAGCCCCGCTGCCACCTTCCTCACCCAAGCAGGCTTTGACAGGCTCGGCTCAGACAAGAGGCGCCGTGATCTCGAGATCTGGCACCTGCGCACCTCAGGCCATGCCGACATCGCTGTGGCGATCCCGGCGGATGAGCAGGCAGGCATCGACCTCGCCGTGCGTGCCATTTTCTCCGCAGGTCAACAGCTTGGACGCAGCACCATGCAGCAGCTTTGGCAGCAGTTCAGCACCGCCATGACCGCCCGTGTCGGCCACATCGGCCTACCCGATGATCCGGCCATGCCGGAAGACATCCACCCCGCCGACCTCGAACCCCTCTTAGAAGACGCCCCCTGATTATGGCCGCCTGGAATCTCACGGGAGATGATCCCAACCGCACGCTCCGCTTTGACTCGCCGCTGAAGGACCTGCTCCTGCGTGGGAAGAAGGTGCGTGATGACGTGGCCGCCCGCATGACCATCGGGCAGGCGTATGCTCCAGCCAGTGAGTTCCCAGACTATGAGCTCGTGGGCTTTGACCCCACGGAGGAAGGCTTTCAGTATCCCATCTATGCGAAGGTGCGGAGTGACCAGGAAGATTACAATTTCGAGTTCAGCAAGGTGCTGTCGGACCAATACGGCCCGCAGATTCGGCAGACCTTCATCGTGAAACGCTCCGGCTGGGTGCCGAGTGAAACGACGCCGAGCGAGACGCCGCCCACCTTTAGCAGTGCCTATGAGTGGACCTTCATCGAGCAGCGGCAGGACCGCCTGCCGCAGCCGTTGGATGGCCTTTACATCGTGATCACCCGCATCTGGCGTGACATCCGGGAGGGTGTCGTGTCGGAATCACTCGACTCCGAATCGGGCGAGATCCGCACCGTGACCCGCACGCTCGTGCCTGCGGGCACCCATGGCAGTGCGCCGGATGACAGCGGCAGCATGGCCGAGGTGGATGGCATCAATCCCGACTGGCTCGTGCGGACCGTGCGGAAGGCTCCCGGCATCGCCGGACAAGCGGTGAATGGCAAGGCCAGCCGCATCATCCCGCGCCCCATGCGGCACTACTGGCCGCCCGTGCTCAGCGGCTACTTCGTGCTGCCCATCTATGAGGACGCGGGCAATATCTACTCCGCCATCCGTGGCTACATCACCTATCCGATTTGGAAAACCGACAGCTACAACGGCCCGTGCAAAGGCCGCATGACGGAGATGTGGACCCGCGTGATGCCCGACTACGACGGCAACCCCTCATGGCCGACCAGTGGCAGCAAGCCCTACATCCCCGAGCCGACTCGGATGCTGCCGCGCTCCATTTACTTCCAAGGGCCGGAAGGTTTCCAAGTCAGCACGCAGGCATGTCTGCACCCGCAGCTCGTGTTTACGGATGGTGGCTTTACCTTCACCGAGCCCGCTACCGATCCCGAGGTCTGGCCCGGCACGATCATCCTTGATGTGGATGTCCGGCCCTACATGGGCGGATGGATGACCACCATCATCGAGCTGGATGCCCCCAGCAGCGCAGGTGCTAGCACGGGGCTGAACCTCAGCTATACCCCCGTGAGCAGCACTAGCGTGGACCTGGCTTGGGATGTGGCCGGCAGTGGCACCACGCTGGATGTGGCCACCTCTCCCGACTTCACCCGTGGATTGCTGCTGAAGGATCAGGCGGTGAACAGCACTGCCCCGCTGGAATACACCGTGACCGGCCTCACCCGTGGGCAGATCTACTGGGCGCGGGTCAAACGCTCCGGCCTGACCAGCAACACGCTGCAATTCATGGCGACTCCGCAGAGTGAGCTTGTGCTGAAGAATGGCAGCAGCGTCATCAGCTCCGCGCTCTCCTTTGCCAGCACCGCCGTGGAGGCCAGCACCACGCTGACCCTGACGATCCTGAACAATGGCGTGCTCAGCCTCAACAACCTCGCCGCCACCCTCAGCGGCACGCACAACACGGATTTCATCGTGGGCACCCTGCCCACCACCGTGGCAGCCAATGGCGGCACCGCCACCTTTGACCTGACCTTTAACCCGCAGGGCTCTGGCAGTCGCACCGCAAGCCTCAGCTTGGCTAGCGATGACCCGGCCAGCCCGCTCGTGATCTCCCTCACTGGCACCGCCACGGATCCGGAGATCAATGTCAAATACAGCGGCACCAGCTACGCCACCGGCAGCACCATCGCCTTTGGCAGTGTGGACACCGGTAGCAGCCAAGCCTATACGATCACCATCGAGAACACCGGCACGGGGAATTTGACGGTGGCCGCTGCCGTGGGAGCCGGTGACTGGCAGCTCACGACCGCGCCGGATGGCACCGTGGCCGCAGGCGGCAGCACGACACTGCAAGTAACCTTCATCCCCACCGCTGGCGGCACTTTGACAAGCACGCTGACCATCATCAACACCGACTTGGACGAAGATCCCTACACCATCACCCTCAGCGGGACTGGTGTGGCCGTGGGCGAGATCGAGGTTCAGGACCCGCTCGGCCTGGTGGTGGAAACCAGCCACAGCTATGACTTCGGCACTGTGGATGCCGCAGGTAGCAACACGCGGATAAAAACTTTTACCATCTACAATCGCGGTGCAGGCACGCTCAGCAGTCTGGCTGCGGCAGTGTCGGGTGGCAATGCGGGTGACTTCACCGTGAGCGCTCTCGGCAGCACCAGCCTCGCCGCGGCAGCCAGCACCACCTTCACTGTCACCTTTGACCCTTCTGCCACCGGAGCCCGCACGACCACGCTGGCCATCACCAGCAGTGACAGCGACGAAAGCCCGACAAATATCACCCTGAACGGCATCGGCGGCACCGGGCCGGACATCCAGGTGGAGTATCCCGCCACCACCGTTATCGCGGATGGTGGGAGCCTTGACTTCGGCAATGCCTTGCTATCGGGCGGCACCATTGAGCGCACCTTCACGATCCGCAATCTCGGCACCAGCAGCCTTTCCGTGACCGGATGCACCACCACGGGCGGCAACAGTGCGGACTTCACTGTGAGCGGCATCAGCCTGCCCGCCAGCATCGCTGCCGATGGCACCACGACCTTCAAAGTCACCTTCAACCCAAGCGGCTACGGTGTCCGCACCTGCACCCTGCGACTGACGAACAACGCCAGCACGGTGAGCAAGCAGACTTACGACATCACCATCAGCGGCACCGGCACCCCGGCGGATGCCCTGACCACCTACCAAAGCGCCAACGTGGTGCTCGGGCAGGCGGACTTTGATGATCAGGTGGCTTCCAATACATCCAGCCTGATGTCCAATGTCGTCTGGGGCGCTGCGATCTCCCCCGCAGGCAAACTGGCCATCGTGAATGTTAGTGATGGCTCTGTCTATGTGTGGAACAGTGTGCCGACCGCCAATGGTGCTGCCGCTGATTTCCTCCTCCTCGATATTACGGGCGGCGTCTCGAATGGTTGGTCAACGGTCGCATGGAGTGGTGAAGACCTCTTAGTCGGTGGCGTCAACACGCACCGCATTCTCCGCTATGCCGCACCTGTCAGCGCCAGCAGCACACCGGCCAATGTCATCGGTCAACCGAACCTCACCACCTATTCCAGCGGACTCACGGCCGCCAAGCTCAATACCCCCTACGGCATCCGCGTGACGAGCAGCGGCAAGCTCATCGTGGCCGACAGTGGTAATAACCGCGTGCTCGTATGGAATAGTGTGCCAACAACCAACGGTGTTGCCGCTAATGTCGTGATCGGCCAGACCGGATTTACTGTGGCCACCACTGGCAGCGCGGCTAATAAGTTCAACAAGCCTTACGACGTGGCTGAAATGCCCGATGGCAAACTGCTCGTGGCAGATAGCAGCAACAACCGCGTGTGCGTCTTTGCCAGCATCCCTACGGTAAACAATGCCAGCGCTACTCATGTCCTACTTCAAAGCGGTTTTGGCGTGACCGGCAGCGGCAGCACCGCTACTACCTGCTCAACGCCACGCTCCGTAGCTTGCAATGATCTCGGCCAAGTGGCCGTGGGCGACTACCAAAACAGTCGCGTGGCCCTTTTCTATGAACTTCCTACTGCCAGCGGTGCAAGCATGGATGCCGTGCTCGGACAGGCCAGCATCAGCAGCAGTGCGGGCGAGTGGGCAGGCGGCAGCCCGAACTCTCAAAACATGCGCTATCCTCTTGGCGTCTGCTGGGATGGCAATGATCTCATCGTGACCGGCTGGATGAAACGCGCCATGATCTTCAAACCCGCATGACCTCTGACCCCCCAGGCCAAAGCCCCGACGAGATCGCCGCCACCATGGCCGGAGATCGCGGGAGTGACATGCAGTATGTGGCCTTGCGTCAATTCATCCCCGAATACATCGACGTGATTATGTCGCGGCTGAAACCTCGCGGCGGTGGCAAGGTGGCGGTGACAGATGGCCTGCGAACCACCTACATCCAGGAGGTGCAAGCATGAGCTCCGATGACCTTTTGAACGGCAAAGCGGGCGCTGAAGCCCAGGCCAATGAGATCCTGCGCATCTTGAATGCCGAGATGATGCAGGCCAGCCGTGAGCTGATGCTCAGCTCCGGCAATGAACGCACCCTCACCAGCGGCCAAAGCGTGGCCGTGCAGGAAGGGGGTGCGGCATGATGTCCCGTGAACAGGTGGACGAGCTGCTCGCAATCGGCCGGGCACGCATAACCGACTGGAAACAGCGGCTAAGCCTCACGCCCGTGGATGCCAACACGGAGGTGCAGGGCACGCAGGTGACTCTGCACGGCATCCCGCAGGTGATCGAGCCTGCCGAGCTGACAGCCCAGACCTACACGATGATCATCTTCTCCCGCCTGCGCCGAACCTTAAACGGTGACACGGAGGACTGGAGCCCCTGGAGTGAATGGGTGACGGTGAACCGCCTCACCGGAGCCGTGACCGGCGGCAGCCGTGGGCAGATGTTCAACATACCCTCCAGCGAGGACGAGCCCGGCCTTCTCCGCACCTTTGAGCTGGAGCTGATGAGCCGAGGTGTGGAAGACTGGCAGCGCGTGCAAGCCGGGCTGGATGTGGAGGCGCTGATTGCGCTCGCCGCATGGAAATATCCCCTGACTTTGAACGTGCGTGAATTTACTGAATCCGTGCCTTCGCAGCCGCGCCGGAGCTTTGCCCTACGCCTGCCCACGTCCGCTGCTGAGCGCTTCCAGTTTGAGCCTGCCACAGAGAACGAATATACCACCCTTTTCCCTGTTAGCGTCACTCGTTAAACCTGCTACCTTCAGACCGCCATGCCTGCCATGAAACTGCCCTTCTCCGCCATCCAACCGGGTGCGTTTGCCTCTGCCTTCCCCACCAATCCGCGCACGGGTCTGCCTGCCAGCATTCAGGGTGTGGAGACTCAGGCACGCCAAGCGCGTCCAGCGGCTCCCGTTCTGAACACGCAGGCCTCTGATCGTGTGGCTGCTCTGGGGCGGATGCCTGCGCCGATGGTGTCCGCCAGTGCTCCCGCACCTGCCCCGCTGGCACCGGCTCTGCGCCCAGCTCCTGCCAACGTGAACCCACTCGGCGGCATGGACCCGCGCCCGCTCTCTGCCCGTGGCGGCGCAGGACCCATGAGCTATGCCCCGCGAGGCGTCGGCACAAACAGCCCGAACGCCTACGCGGTAGGTCGAAACAACCGAAACTTTGCCGCCCGCACCATGATGGCCCCTGCGCCGATGATGCTCGGCACAGCCAGCACGCCGGGTGCCACCACCTCCGCCGTCCCTGCGCCTGCCCCGATCATGCCGGGCCGCGATGATGCGTTCTGGGCAGACCAAAACAATGCCAGTTTCCTCGCCGAGCAGGATGCTTTCCGCGCTGCCGATGCTGCCACGGAGATGAAGAAGACCGAGGAGCAGACCGCTCGTGAGCAGGCCATGCAGGTGACGACCACGCAGGTGCCGGGCACGGGCTATGTGATCCCCTTCGCCGGAGGCCGCGCCATGGGCACCCTACCGATTGAACGTGCCGCCCCGCAGATGACGCCCGATGACATCGCCGCCGCTCGTGCCATGGGTGGAAACGTAACCATGCGTGTCGGGGATGCGCAGGTGGACCTGCCCGGTATGAAGACTGCCAGCGCTCCCGGTGAGATGAAGCTGCCGAAGATTTATCAAGGCAAGGCCGACCTAAACGGCAATCCCGGGCGCGACTACTACTATGAGCCCGATGCTCAGGGCAAGCCGCGCAAGGTTTACATCCAAGACGCGAACGAAGACGGCGTGCCGGACAACCAACAGACTGGCACCGTGGCTGCCACCATGGACCCTGCCGCCCGCATCAATGCGGTGCGGAAGCGCCTCGGCCTGCCTGCTCTGTGATCTGACCTTTTCCCCCTCTCCCTACCCATGGCTGCCCCTGACCTGATCGCGCCGGATGAGCTGGCGAGTGTCTTCGATTCGCCCGAGTTCGCCGCCCTGCCAGCCTTTCAGCGGGCAGAGATGGTGGACGCTGGACTGGCTCAATCCCGCGACTGGCTGAAGGCCAATGCCGGGGATGATGAAGCCCTGAGCAAGGCCTTTGATGAAACCACGCAGGCCATGGCCGTGCGGTATCGCCCCGCTGACTCAGACATCGAGCTTTCCCGCCAATCTCCCGCGATGACGGTGGTGAACCAGGTGCGCAATGTCGGCCCCGGCCTTGTGGGTGGGCTGATGTCCAGCGGTGGCCGGGTGCTGGATGCAGCGGCTGAAGGCGTGGCCCGGATGACCGGCACCGAGCGCGGCGGATTCTTCGCCGACGTGGCCGATGTGGGGGATCGACTCCAAGAAGCCGGGCAGGAACTCCGCCCCGTGAGCCCGACGAATCCCATCGCCAGCACCATCGGCAGCGGACTTCAGCAGGGCTTGGGGATGCTGGCCACCATGGGAGCAGCCGCGCCTCTGGTAGGCACCCGTGCTGCCATGACCACGGTGCCGCTGGTGACAGGTGGCATCCGAGGTGCGGGTGAAGGCGTGCAGACCGCCCGAGATTTGGGCATTGATAACCCGGCCGGCCAGCTCGCCACAGGTGCGGCTTTTGCCGGTGCCGAGATGCTCAGCGAGCGGCTCGGCGGTATCGGTGCCTCTCAGGCTCTGACCTCCGGCCTGCGTGCGGCGGGTAAAACGGTGCTTTCTGAAGCCATCGAAGAACCGCTGGCAGGCACCATGCAGGAGGCTGCCACCGCTGCCGCAGGTCAATTTGTGGCAGACCCCAACCGACCCGGCTTCACTATCACCGGCCAGCCTTTGCCAAACATGCAGGGCTTTGCCCAACGCCGCGCCCTGGAGGCTCTCGGCGGTGCGGCCGGTGGCACCGTGTTCGCCGGGCTGCAACTGGCTGCCGGTGCTGGATCTACGCCCGCGCCTACCCGCCCCGCGCCCGTGCTGCCTTCCAATAGCAGGGCCATCACCCCGCTGGGAGACATCGCGGCAGGGACGTTTGTGCCTGACCCGCCCGTGGCGGAGAATTTGGGTGATTTGACGGCGGCAGATGTGGCGGATCTGGAACCGGCAACTGGTAAGCCAGACTTACAAGTTCTAGCGCCGCAGTCGCGGCAACCGATCCTGAGCAACGTGCCTGACCGTGCTCCGGCAGGGGTAGGACAAACGGTGTCCGAGTCTGGACAAGTCGTGTCCGAGCCTGTGCCAGTGCCCACTGCCGAGCTGCCGCGTGGTGCCGCAGCTCCAAAATTCACTTTGCCGCCGGGCAGCCAGATTGCTTCGGACGTGTATCGCAGCGAGGGAGCTATTCAGATCACGGGCGAGCCTGTGTGGAATGCCGAAGAACAAAACTGGAAGTATCCCGCTCTAACCCAAGGCGGGCGAGCTTTCACCGTCGCGGAACGGTTCATTGATCAAGTTGTGTCCCAGCCTGTGCCAGCGGCGGAGGCAGCCCAACCTGTGCCACTGGAACTGATGACACCGGCCCAAGCGGCGGAGTTGGGTGTGGCCATGGATGTGCAAGCGGCCCGGCAACGCTATGAGGCGGCAAGAGAAGCCAATGATCCGCGTGAGGGAATGTTGGCAGAAGCGGCCATCAGTGCGGCACAAGCAGGAACCGGACGCAATGCGCAGCGTGTTAAAGATGGGCGCATGGCGGCAGTGGATCGGGCTGTGGCAGAAGGGCGACCTGTCAACGCAGCCGCTTTGGAGCAGTGGGCGCAAGTGCCGATCGAAGGTGCTGGTTTCGATGCCAGTGGCAATATCCCGCGCCGTGGTATCCCTGCGGGGTATCAAAAGCAGGGGGATGTTTACACCACTGACTCAGGTGCTACCTCTCCGGATGCGCGTCCGACTGGCAATGTGGGTTCTGGAGCTGCCGTTTCGGCTGCTGCTGAAGGTGGGCCTGTGGCTGTGCTCCAACGTCTCAACGAGGAACTGCCCGAAACCGCCCGTGCCAAGTGGACGCCCGAGGTCTATGCCAAAGCAGGCCGCTATCTCGAAACCGGACGCGAAGCCGAGCTGGAAGGACTGACACCCATCCAGAAACGGCGGGTGATTCAGGCCAGGCTCGACACCAATCCCGCCGCCCTAGCAGAGCAGGAAAAGGCCGACAGAAAAGCCGAGCACAAGATGCGCAGCCAGGAGAAGAAGGATGCCGCTTTTGAGCAACGCACCACCTTTAAGAATCTCGTCATCGACCGTGATCTCGAGGCTGGCTTTATGTCAGATGCCGGAGTGGATGCCCTCTTTGACCTCGCCAACACGGCGCTGCGAGCAGGCAAGACCTTTGTGCAGTGGAGTGCGGAGATGGTGCGGCGCTTTGGCGAGCAGATCCGCGACTACTTGGCGCATTTTTGGGAGGCCGCTACTAAACGACTGCCGACCACCGCAGCTGAAAATGTGCGGCTCGGTGCGGCTGCCAAGAATGCTCCAGTGAGTTTGGCGCAGGGAGGTTTTGTTACTGGGCCGAATCGTGTGGAAGAAACTCGATCACGCTTTGCTCGACCCGAAAAGCAGGAACGTCTTTATGAAGTGCGTGCAGATGTCGATGTTAAAGCATCCGCAGAAGCATGGCTCGACAGCCTGCCGATGGCGGAAGCGGTATCCCTGATGGAGTCCGGGCGTTTGCCTGAAGGTATGACAGGTGACGTGGCTCAGCACGCGGCTGGTCTGCTGATCCAGCGCACAACGGAGATGATGAAATCCGGCAGCGAGGTGGTGCAGATGCAGGCGCGCAGCCTGGGGCATCGGATCTCAAAGGTGTGGCAGGGCTGGCTCTCGCAGGAGGCGGGCCGGAATATGCGGCAGCGCTCGGTGGTGAGTTCTGAACTGACGCCGTATGCGCCGATCCTGGCCGCCGAGGGGATGCTGATCGACCGCGCTGATGCGGTGATGGATAAGCGCTTTGAAGGCGGTGCTGAAGGTGGGGCTGCCAAGGTGAATGACACGGCGGCTGATGCGGGTGATGAAGCTGGGGACACTCTGGCGGATGATCTGGATGGCGATACGCCTGCGCTCAAGGATGCCAAGAAACAGGTGCGCAAGCAAATGGCACCAGCTATGAAGAAGCTGAGCAAAGCCCAGCGCACAGCTGATCGAATCTTGCAACAACTCTCTGAAAGGTATGCCGATCCGCCGCTGATGGATGCCAATGGGCTTCGCAAGGTGGACCCTGTGCGCGCTCTGTATAGGAAGCATGTGCAAGCTCCGATGGCCGAGACTGACTTCGTGCAACAGATGGTGGGGCTGGGTGTGCCGGAAGGGCTGGCGGGCACGCTTTGGGAAGCGTCAAGGCTGGAGATCGAGGCGCGTGAAACTCTGCGCCTGATGGCCGAGGCTGAACGTGCGGCAACGAAGGATGCGCGGCAGATCGAGGTGGCGGAGAATCGGGCGAGCCGTCTGATCTACCGCACGGAAGAACGTCTGCGCCAAGGCAGCAAGGATCTGAGCCGCAGCACGGACGGTGACAGCATCAACAAGGTCTTCCGTGACAAGGTGAAAGATGACATCGGCTGGGAGGCTTTCCGTGATCGGCTGGCGAAACTGCGCGTAGGCGAGGAGATCGCTGCACGGCTGTGGCGCACGGCTGAACGTGAACGCATCGACCAAGCGGCGATGGTGCGCTTCCGTGAGGAGCGCAAGGCGGGTGATGTGCGCCGTGGTATTCTGGCTACGGGCTCGCAGAAGCTGCGGCAGATGCTGAATGATCTGCGGAAGAAGATCGCGCCAGACATGACCTGGGCAGACATCTTTATGGAACTGCCAGCCTCTCAAAAAGCACGGCAACGTGAGATATATCGGCGGCTTTTGCTGGATGAACGGCTGAAGGGTCTGACCAAGGATGAGCGGCTGGCTTTGACCAATGAACTCGACAAGGCCTGGCAACAGGAGCGGAGGAAGGTTTTCCTGCGTGAGCTGGAGCGCGTGGGCATCGGTGAGAAGGCGGCGGCGGACAAGGCGAAGGTGGTGAAAGCACTGCCAAAGCTGATCCGGCTCATCAATCTGGGGATGATGAACTCGGAAATGTTCCGGGAGACTGTGGCGCCCGAGTATGGGCTGAAACAAATCACGACGGGACAGGCTTTGTCTCTGCGCAAGCTGGCTGAGGAGGCCTATGCCATGCCTGAAGGCGTGCTGCGGAGTCGCAAGCTGGCTGAGCTGCTGGATGGCATCCAGAAATCCACGGGCACGGGTCTGCCGGAGGTGCTGAATCAATACTGGGTGGCGGCGGTGCTGAGCGGGATGCGGACGCAGTTCGATACCTTCATGTCGGTGACCAACGGCTTTGGCAATCAGCTCATTCAAAGCGGGATGCTGGCAATCAAGAACGGCAATCGAGCCGCGGCGGTGGTGTCGATGCTGGAATGGTGGCGTGGTTTAAAGCAGGCTTTCCCAGAGGCGATGCAGATTCTGGCAAAGGGGGATTACAGCTACCTGAAGCGCTTCAACGATGACCTGAAGAAGGCACTGGAAGGTGAGACGACCTTCCGCCCGGTGCCTCTGGGTGAAGCTCTGTGGCGTGATGGCAATGCGATGGAGAAGTATGGCTTTGCCCCAGTGATGATCTGGACGGGCCGACTGATGGCAGCGGCGGATCACCTGAACAACTCGGCCACGACGGCAGGGGCGAAGGTGGTGGCACGGGCGCTGCATCCTGAACTCTACAAGACCGTGGCGGCGAGCCAGGCAGAACGTGATGCAGCAGCGGCCCAGGCTCGGCGTGAAGTGACCGGCGGGGCAATGCCTACGACGGCACAGGAGCGTGCGACCGTGGCGGCGCGGACTCGGGAGATTCTGAACGGGCAACTGCGGCCCGAGGAACTGAAGGAAGCCAATTTCATGGGAGATCAGGCAGCGTATCAGAATGACCCCACGGGTGTCTTCGGCGCAATCTATCGGGCGGTGAATCAGGGGCTGGGCTCGCTGGAGCGTGGCCTGCAAGCCTATGCCGATGAGAAGGGCGCGGATGGACCGGCGGGTCAGTATGCACGCAGTCTGATGCTGTTCCTCTCCGGCGCGATGCGCTCGATGATGGGCGCGAAGTTTATCCGCTTTGGGGCGAACTTTGGCAATGACATGCTGGGCTATGTGCCGGGCACGGTGCTGGCTTCGCGGGCAGTGCTGGGCAAGGAGGCGACGGCCAGCCAGCGGCAGCTCCTCATGGGCAAGAATGTCTTTGGCCTCATGGCCGGGCTGACGGTGGCGGCGATGTTTCTCGGCAAGGATGACGAAGAAGAGGGATGGCACCTGGAAGGGCCATGGACGGACCTGACGCCGGAAGAGATTAAGCAACGTCGGGCGGCAGGCTTTGAGCCGCTGACCTTCTGGAAGCGCACGGCTGACAAGGTGCAGCGCGTGAGCTACAAGCAATGGCCCACGGCTGGCCTGCTGGCAGGTGTGGCACACATGCAGGACCGGCAGCGTTTCCGCCCGCAGAAGTGGGCGCAGGAAGGTCTTGCCGGGCATCTGCTGGCGGCTGCCTCGGTGGGTGCCTTCCAGGTGAAGGACGTGAGCGCGATGCGTGGTCTGGCGGATCTGCTGGGCGCGAGCAAGTTTGGCACAAACCCAGAAGAGGCCTTTGTTGAGAAGATGAGCAAGGTGCCAATCAACTTCGCGGGTGGCTTTATCCCGACACTGCTGAAGGATCTGGATGCGCTGGCAGACCCTCGCCGCTACAAGCCTGCCACGGTGATGGAGGAGTTCTTGCGCAACGTGCCGGTGCTGCGGCAGCGTGTGGCCGGTGGCCGGCCTGAGATCAATATCCTCGGCCTGCCCATCGAGCAGGACCGCAAGCCGTGGAGCCGTGCCTACACCGATGCGGAAAGCGGGGCGGCGCAGGCGCGGATGGCGGAATTACTTGGGCGCGGATTCAACCTGCCGTCACCTGAGACGAACCGCAAGGTATGGAGGGCAGAGGGCTGGACAACGATTGAAGCCCTGGGTGCTGATACTGAATGGCGCTACCAGAAAGCTGTGGGCGATGGCTACCGAGCCTGGCTAAGCAGCCCTGAATCCGCCGAGCTATTGAGCAATCATGACGGACTGGCGGTGCAACGGGTGATCAACCGCAAAGCGGATGCTATCAAGCGGCAGGCTGTGGCCAAGGTGGTGAAGTGATGACATTGACAGCCGTGGTAAAGTGCCAGCCTATGAAATCTCTCCTGCTTCTCACGGCCTGCCTATGTGCCATCACTGCCACCTTTGCCAACCCCGGCCTGCCTCCCGAGCCGGACAGTGACAAGCCACGCTTTCAGATCGTGAGTGGCGTGATGGATCACGGTGGCGGCCCCGTGCCCACCTTCATTCGGCTGGACACCTACACCGGCCAGACCTGGCAGATGCAGCAAGTGCCCCTGCCCGGCGGTGCCGGCTTTGTGAACGTCTGGATGCCCTGCCAAGAAATGGGCGGCGAGCTCTATGAAGCCGCCCGCGCTGCCCTGCAATCCGGCAAGTAGTGCTAGCAGGTAGTGAGTTGCATTTTCTCCTGCATCCCTTGATTTATCAGGGACACATTTCCCAAAGCACAGGCTTCTGACTCTGTTGTTCAAGGTTCGAGTCCTTGAGGGGTAACCAAGGTGGTGAGGCTTTGAGAATCAAGGCGGTGTGCGCTGCGGGCTCGCAAATACAAGGGTTTGCTGCGCATGGGTGGTGTGTTTAAGTCTTTTGTGCGTGGGCATTTTGTGGCATTTTAATTCTGACGGATTCTGATTGATTCTGACGAGGTTTTAGGTAGTGATGATGGTAGTTTATGAAATCACGCGGCACTTACATTGGTTCCTTCTCTCTCAAACGTCAGCTTCAGCCAAAGGAGGCTTGGGTGCATCCAGTGACTGGGCAGGTGGTGCGGAAGGGGTGGGAGGACCCGAATGTGCCGGAGTATCAGCGTAATTGGGTGGTGGTGTTTTCCATGCCAGGGCAGGCGCAGAGGTCGGTGACGGCTGGGACGAAGCTGGTGCGGTATCGAATTTGTGATCGGTGCATGGCGGAGGTGGAGAATCCGGTGGTAACTCGGCCGCGCTGTGAGTGTCAGCAGCGGGTGACGGGGTGGGCGGAGAGCTGGCTGGAGACTCAGACGGTGCTGCTGCAACGTGGGGAGATTGCGCGACTGGAGGAGATGCGGGCACCGAAAACTTGGTCGTCCCCGCAGGAGGTGCTGGCTTTGTATGTGAAGCGTGGACCGGCAGATGCTCGGGCGCGGGTCAATTCGCTCGGGGTGATTCTTGGGCAGGCGCGTGGGCTTTCGCTAGACTCGTTTGGCTGGAGTGATCTGACCAAAAGGCTGAAGAAGGATTGGGCGGAGATGCGCCAGGAGGCGGGGCGTCGCGGATGGCTGGGACTGGGTGCTGGGAAGAAGGCTCCTGCGGGTGCGTGGGAGGAGCTTCGGGCGCTAAAAGCGGCGGGCGAACTGCCAGCGCTGGATCTGCGGACGGTGGCAGAATGGAATACGACTATCACCAGCTACTTTACGAATGTGAATACGATCTTTGGCGAGGATGCACGGGACCGTATTCTGGAGGGGTTGCGTGTGCCGGATCTGGGGGACTTTTTGGGTGCGAAGTTTAAACTGCCAAAGCCGAAGGGGCACAAGAGTATTCCGCCCGAGGTGATGGCGGAGATTGAACGGCGGTTGCCTGCTTTGAGGGTGGAGGATGAGCAGCTTTATGCTTTCTTCCGGGTGTGTGAGGAGACGGGTGTGCGGCCTGGCACTCTGCGCGCGCTCGGTGGTGAGGCCTTGCGGCTGCTGGATGCGGTGGGGCTGGCTTCAGCGCGGGCGCAGATGGCGGCTGAGTGGCGTGTGCCGGTGGAGGAACTGGGAGAATTTGGGGCGCTGTTGTGCATTCCGGCGGTGAAGGGTGGGCATGAGGTGGTGACACCTGTTTCAACGGAAACAGTTAGATTGCTGGTGGAGATGAGAAGGGATGCGTCTTTGTTTGGCTGCGTGCATCCAACGGAGATGAAGGATTTGCACAACCGACGTTTAAATGAGTGGCTGCGGGAGTGCGGTGTTCAGGGCACGCAAGTGGCGTATCTGCTGCGGCACCGTAAGGCTCAGGCTCTGCGGCGGTTCGGTGGTGTGGCGGCAGTATCCGTGGGCCTTGGTCATGTGGACGAGGCAATGGCCAAACGGTATTCGAGAGAAGACCGGTTGGTGCCTGCGGTAAGGCGATAGAGAGCGGATGAGGGGCTGGTGCGCTCTACCTATGGGGCGACGCTGGAGCCGCTGAGTGATGCGGAGATCCTGCGCAGGTTTGAGGAGGGGTGAACATGAAAAAGCCGCTGGACACTCCGGCGGCTTGTTTAACGGGATTGACCTAGTTGACGTTATTGACGGGGCGGGAGCGATGGGGTGTAGCCTAGCATTTTCAGGGAGTCGCTGTGTGCCAGGGAAAAGGCCAGTAAGCGCTCGACTTTCTCGGACAGGCTGACGCCTTCTTTGTAGGCTTCGAGTTTGGCGATGGTGAGCAGCATGGGCGTGATGCTGAGTGTGACATTCATCTTGCGGGCGTTTGGGTGCTTTTTCGGGCGGCTCATGGTGCAGCGGGAGTGGTTTTGTTGACTGGCTGGGGGATTCGTTCGATTTCGCGGGCGGGGCGCGGGGGGTGCAGTTCG